CCGATCTTGGATGTAGTCCTCTTGAATCCCGTCGCCACCGATGAGCGCCGCGAGTGCCGTCTGTGCGGCCGTGTCGTCCACTTGCACGAGCAGATTCACATCGTCCCCACGAAGGATCGTGTAGAGGATTGAGCCTGCCCCGCTCGCAGGAATGCCGCGCAGTTCGGGTGCCGCCGTAATCGTCGAGTTGTAGCCGATGCTCGCGACAATCGCGCCGACACCGCTGGCGGGGATGCCGGTAAGCGAAGTCCCCGTGATGCCGGTATAGCGGATGACCTGCTCGCCGTTGCCGACAACGGCCCAGCCGCCCGTCGAGATAAACGCGCCCGTATTCGCCACAATGATCGTCGTGGAACCGGAGATCACATGGCCGTCAGTCTGCGTCAGACCGCTCGTGTCGCTGGTTGGGACGTTCGTACTCAAGGCCCCGTCGGCGGTCACATCCGTCACGCCCGTCGTCGCGGTGTTGTTAGCGATCGTCTGCTGCAACTTGAGCTGTGACCCGCCCGCCACGGTGCGGTAAATCTTGCGCTGTGTGACGTTGGCACTACCGATCGGCACGCTTGAGATCACGACTTGGTTGGCCGTTGCGGTATTCGCGACCGGCACGTTCCCGCCGAGTTGTGCGTCCGTCTTCGCATCGGCATAGACTGTCGTCGTGTTGTCAGGCAGATTCACGAGCAGTTTCAACTGTCCGCCGCCCGCCTCGGTGCGCCACACGTTGCGCTCAGTCACCAGCGCCCCGCCGGTCGGAATGTCCGAGAGCGCGATTCGCTGGAGATACGCGGTATTGGTCGCAGGCACGGCGGCGCCCAGAGCCGCATTCGCCGTGGTGTCGGTGTACGTCGTCGCGGTGTTATTGGCGATCGTGTCCAGGAGTTTCAGCCCAAGTCCACCAGAACGGCGGTAGAGCTTCCGGCTCGTGACGTTCGCATCGCCAAGCGGAATATTAGTGAGCGGAATGGTATTGACGGTTGCCGTGTTTGAGGTCGGGGCAGCCGCACCCAATTCCGCATTCGCCTTGCCATCGCTGTAGCTCGTCGTCACATTGTCCGCAATCGTATCGACCAATTGGAATGATCCGAGTCCGTTGAACCGCCGATAGAGTTTGCGGGCCGTGACGTTATCGCCCCCCACCGGAAATATCACGAAGGCCGTCAGATCGGGACCAGAGTAAACTATGCAAGTCCCGCTGACGGGACTCGGCGTCGTCTCGCCGGTCGCTGTGACGAAGGTCACTACCCAGTGATAAAACCCTATATCGAGGGCACCGCCGGTCACTAGATACAAAAAAGCTGGAGCGTTTCCCGGTGGATCCTCAACGAACGCCGACCCTTGCGCGCTGATGGGACTCGGCGTCGTCTCGCCAATGCTCGTCACGAACGTGACAGCGTAATCGTGATCCCCCGCATCCACACTGCCGCCCGAGAGTGCCGCACCAGGAGTCAACGTCGTCGTGGGCGCCGGCGTGAGTGTCGTCGCCTTCGTCACAGACGGCCCCGCCGTGGTCTCGCCGCTCGCCGTGACAAACGTTACCGCGTAGTCATGACTGCCCGGATTCGGCCCGGTGCCAATCGTCGGATCGGCCGCGGTCGGGGCGGTCGTGGGCGCCACCGTGACCCCGATCGTAATCGGCACGGTCGGTCCCGGAATGGATTCTCCCTCTGCCGTGACAAACGTCACGGCGTAAAGATGAACGCCATCCTCAACTCCGGCCCCGGTGGTCGGCGTGAGAGCGGGTGCCCCTGACGGCGCCGCGCCCGGTCCCACCAAGCCGCCACCGCCGCCCAGCGTTCGACTGGTGTAGGTGATCCGCTGCGGTCCACATACCACCGTTCCGCCCGTCGCCTGATACCAGTTCGCATCCGTCACCGGTAGAACCGTCTCACCCACCGCCACCGCTGAAAATGCCGCGCCACCGCCGCCCTCGACGTAACAGCGGGTGACAACTTGGCTGAGATCCCGCACCGCCTTGAAGTTCGCGAGCGAATGATGCACCGTGTTCAAGGTCGTGGGGCCGGTCGCGAAGGTATCCGTCAGGAAGGCGTGAACATCCGACCGATAATCGCAATACCAATCCCCGCCGACGCGCTTCATGAGCCGCGTCAGGCACGTCGTCAGATCCTCATTCGTGAACGTGATCCCACCGTCCACTGTCGGCATCCCCGCCTCAACGTTCGCCGACGTGTAGCCCGACGCATACGTGCTGATGAGACTGGCGGCAATGGTGGAGGCCGAGCCGGTGTAATGCCCGATCACCTTGCGCTTGTTCAGACCCCAGGTATAGTCGATAACCCGCACGCTGTATGCCTGCGTGTGCGCCGCATCGCCGAGATCGAACTTCTCATAGGAAATCACCCGCCCGCCGAAATGCCGCCAGAGATTGTTGGTCGAGCCGAGCGTGATGATGACCTCCGCGCCTTCCGTCGGCACGAATCCAGACGCCAGGAAGGTGGCCGTGTTGGGTTCACTGTTCAACGTGTCGGTGACCACCAGATTCCAGACTTTGTAGGTTGTCGCCGCTCGTCCGTAACCACGCTGCACCCCACCGACTGACACGGCCACCTTCGGCGAGTGGTAGTTCGACCGAATCGCTCCAGAGCGTGCCACACCCGACAGCGCATAGAGCGGAACAACGACGCCCTGCGCGATGGGATACCCCGAGCGCGTCGCACCCGCGCGCGCAATCGCCGATCGTGCAGCGGTCAGTACGGCCATCCGTTACGCTCCGCTTGGCAAACGCATCCCCGACGCACGCAGACGCGCCGCCAGCGCATCAGCCACGACGCGCGCGATCTCATCCTTGTTGCCCAACACCGACCCGTTGATCGTGATGTTCGTGACCATTCCGCCTGTGCCACGCCCCAGCGGGATCACGGCTTCCGGCCCGCGCTCGCCCAAGAGAGCCAGCGTCGGCTTCGTAATCACCCCACCCTCTGCCATCGGCCGCGGTACGCTCGGCATCGTCGGAATCGGCCATCCACCAGGCGGCGCAATACCACTGTGCGCGTTCAGCGTATAGTCGAACATCGCTTGGTCATAGAATGCCCAGAGCATCCGCGCATTCGCGAGCGTGCCACCGAACCATTCCACACGCTTTTCCAAATCAAACCCAGCCTGTGCCGCATTATTAACCGCTGCCGTATACTGATTGACCGCCGCTGTCGAGGCCCCAGTCGCCGTCGTGACGGCAGTCCAACCGTTCATCAGCGCCGTGTGCGACTGCTCATAAATGAGGGTAGCTTGCCCGACAATCTCGTTGTACTTCTGCTGCGCCTCGTAGGAACCTTCGGCTTTGCTCAGTTCAGCCGCCGCCGCGGCAATCATCGCGTCGCGCTCCGTTTGCAGCAGGGCGATTTTCCGCTCCTGCCCGGAGATCGTTTCCCCGTTGAGCATGTTGATCTGGCCCTGGCCCTTGGCGATCTGCGCATCCAGGTTCGCCAGGACGGCCGTCATTCGCATGAAGGCATCGTTCGCCACGTTGACCGTGTTCGGCAGGTTCCGCAGGATCGGCGCGAGGTCGTTGGCCAGCGAGATCGCGAGCTTGTCGGACATGAGCGCCAGACCGAACAGCACCGGATCAAGGTGCGCGCCCTTGAGTGCCAGGTCTGCCGCCGCGTCCGAGACGCGCGCCATCGCCGCCGCGTCCTCACGCTGGACCGGCGTGAGCAGTTCGTACGCCTCGGTCAACTGCTTGACCTGGCCCGCCAGCGCCGCCCCGCTCAGTTGTTCGCTGAGCCGTGTCACCGATGCTGTGTAGGTATCGGCCGCCGTGATGTTGTCCTCGACGGGCTTGGTCAGTTCCTCCGTGACGCGCTTGAGTTCGGCCTCACTCATCGTGAGCGCACCGGCCGCAAGACCAGCCACGCCAAACTGTTCACCCAGCGACCCGACCTTGCCATGCACGGGCGGCAACTTCTCATTCAGCGCGTCGATCCCGTTCTGCATCGCCGCGAGTCCCCTGTCGCCGAGGCTCACTTCCCGCGTGAACGCGACCCAGTTCCCAGTGCCAGCTACGATGTTTCCCCAGAGGCGACTGAG